CCTCCACCAGATTAAAAGTCTGGTTAAGGCCTTAGAAGAACCAAGGCCCGAGATCGTACCACTGCTGAATCACACTATTAACCTTTCTATAGACGGTCCGCCCAGAAAGTGGGACAGCGTTTTTACCCACCTTGTGGACAGGTCGAATATAGGAGGTTATCGCTTTAAGTGTGATATGGCGTCCGCTTTCGAACCTTTCGGTTCGATCGAGGAAGATGTCAGCTAAATGCTCGCGAAAGCCCCAATCGGGGTCTTCGTCTGACTTTAGCTGCCAAAGTGAAGCTAATAAATAGCCCACTGTTTCATCCTGATGAGTTTTACTCATCTCCACCACGTTAGGAACAATATAACCCTCCCACTGCAAAGTGGAAGGTCTGTTTCTAGCGAGGACTGGGGTAGCTTCATCCAAGTTGCTGATGAAACCACCATCTCCAAGGTCGTTAGGTATCATGATCCGATAGGATCTTGGCACCGACGAAACCAGGAGCTCAAATACTGCACGGAAACGAGCATCACAGCCGTAACGAAAGTTACTTCTGTGAGCGAATCTCCTAACAGCATTTGCCAGGCGGTAAACCGCTGGAATGGATGTCACTTTATCTTTAAGATAAATTGGCTTAACATCTATCCCGGAGTAGAAATGAGCTCCGCAACTTTCCCTAAATGGTGAGTCGAAATGACTCTTTTTCACATTAAGGACAAAGCCATAGAACTCAAGCATCTCCGCGAACGTCTCTAAACATGCGGTAGGGACGATAACATCATCGCCGTACGCGCTCACCTCAGTTGTTGAGAGGTGATGATACTCTGCGCAGCATAAAGCAACTGCATAGAATATCAAAGTCTCAAGCTCAAAGGTAAAGGCGTTCCCCATACTGGAGAACTTCTCCCAATGAATAAGAGACTTGTCTAGAGTTCCATAATGAGATCGACAAGCATCCATCAAGAGAAACCAACGACGAGGCAATAATGCCTCAACGACGGAACTCGAGATAGAATCGCTCGCAGAAGAGAGATCGATAGTTGCAAGATTATGCGATATACTGCCTAATCGAGCAAGTTCTTGATTCCTCGACTGATAGCGCAAGTCGACCCCATACCTGAGAAGCCTCTTTCTAACCATTTCGCCTATAGACTTCTGGAACCAAAGATTGATTCCAGGTTCTACGGCGATAACGCGGTTAGTTGAAGCATCCTTAGGTACAGTGATCACCTTATTCCCAACTTGAAAATGCGGAAATCCCGCCTCAACAAGCTGGTTGGCCCACAAAGGAAAACAAACCTCGAGGGACTCCCAGGGAATAAGGCTGTACAGATCACGCGTTATTCCGGTTTCACACCGGAACTTTTTGGCTGGACTGGCGTCCCTACGTTTTATAAGCGTAGAGGCACCAGGGCCCCAGTCAGGCATCTCGACAATCTCGTCGGCCGAATAATCGCCAAGGATCTGAGCAATTTTCCGAATGACTGCGTTATGCAGCCAGACGGCTCTTCCCCGAAATTTAGGGTCGAGCGCTAAGTTCCTGAATCGATCGTTCGTACTCTTACAAAGAGATTCAAATTTCTTGAATTTCTCTAAAGCTACTTGGTCCAAGTCGCGATCAAAGGATAAACCTTTGAATTTTGACAAGAACTTTGTAGCTGCGTAAGAGTCTCTAAGCATTCCAACAGAGTTGTAATGCAAAGGATTGAACTCAAGGTCCGCCAGCTGCACATGCTCTCCCTCACGGAAGAGTATAGCGACTGTAAGGGCTCGAGGACAATCAAGACCTTCGAGAAACATCGAAATTGCCGAGGATTGTAAACCCTCGGGAACGCGGTGGCTCGTAATTCCATGATGGAACTTACTGCCATACTTCTTAGAAGACATGGCAATCCTCCAGAGTTCTTACTAAATGGTTACTAGAAAGATTCTCTAGTAAACGTTCTCGAACGTCGTCACCGCGTTTTCAAGCGGCGAACCCGTTGCATCTGTGGGAGCGCCGTCTGATGCGTTGACTGTCCGAGCAAAGAGCGAAGCGATCTCACTGAATAGCTTTTGCCGTTCAGCAAGGGTCGAGCGCTCTGGTAGGAAGAACTCCATGACACAAGCGCAGTCATACGCCTTCGTCGGAGCCGGCTGAATACCGGTCGCCGTTGAAGGGCTGGTCTGCTCAAGTGTCGGGAGGACGAGCTTCGCCGTGACTTTGAAAATCCGGCTCGCCTTAGTAGGCGGACGGACCGACAGAGTCAGGCGGGGATAACCGATGGCGATTCCGCCAATTCGGTCAACCCAGGACGCGATCCCTTGGGGAGAAATCCCTTCGGGGCTCAGCGTTGAGTCCACACCGACCGTAGCACTTGTCGTTAAACGAGCAAGAGCATGGTCGATAATGGACGACAGCTTCACTGCCGCAATAGCGGACATGAACACTCCATGAATCAAACGTGGAAGCCGTTACCCCTTTACTTAGAAAAGACCGATTTCACTAGAGCAATCGCATTGGCTGCATGGGTGACACTAGCAAGACCATTCTTCAGAGACGGGAAAGTCGGAGTAGGAAAAGCAGTAAGCTTAATCCTATCTAACCTTATCGTCTCGGAGTGGTAATGCCCGTGTTCCCAGTAGTTACTGAGACTGTTCCCGGCGTTCGGTCCTTCTGAGTCAACGGCGGTATCCGTTTTCGACCTCGTAAATTGAGTCTGGGACCCATCAACAAACTCCAAACCATCAAAGGCTGTAAAAGCCTCGAGGTAGGGGCCAATTGGCAGGAACCAGTCAACTACGAACGAAAACGGGAGGATTTCCCATGCGAGGTTTATGGGATTTGTGAAACCTGTCTGGGCAGCAAAGGATCGAAGCGGCGAGGCTAGCCTAAATCGCAACACGAACTTGCA